AGAACTTCCATTAGCCAATTTAAACAACTGTGCTTGTTGTGCTTTATTTAGTATCATCTCACCACTATTCACTCTTGCTACCTGTGTATCACCACTAAATGATGTTCCTGGTACAATACCACCGTATGCATATTTATTTGAACCCTTGATTAGTTTCACGAGAGGGGCAAACATAGCCATAACACCAGCTATAATTGCAGGTATTGTAACCCATCCAAATGGTACAGATGAAACGTCTTTAGCAGCATTTGAGGCTGCCACAGCTGTGTTAGCGGATACTTGTCCAGCAGCAGCAGTTGATTCTGCTAATGCAGCGGATTGCTTAGCTGCCTTATGCATATTAATAGCCTCAATAAGTTGTCCTGTTCCTGAAGCAAACTGTTCTACAAATCTAACGAAAGCATCACCGGCAGAACCAAACACACCGTCAAGTTCTGCGAATACTGATGATATTGCAGCAGCAGCATCTACGGCTGTATATTTTATAAGCTCAAGCTCTTCAACAACGTCTGGCTTTGTACTCTTCTTTTTCTTACCTGAAATAAGTATACCTTGTTGTAGAAATGATATATGCTTCATCATGAGCAGAGTAGTTGCATTAAGCTCATCATTAAGCTCTTTAGTTGCTTCTGCTGCTTTGTTAATAGCTATATCATATTTTACCATACTATCAGCCGATAACTTGCCTATCTTTCTATCCAGGTTAATGAGTTTAAGCTTTTCTTTATACATGAAGTTATTAGCTGTTTCTTCCATAGCTATTTTATGTCTAATAGCTTCACGTTCACGCTTCAGTTGTTCAAGCGACTTATCAGTTTGCTTTTCACTTATTTTTAACTCAATTCTGTAGGCAGTCATCCTGTTACGTACCTTATTACGCATCCACTTGGTGTATGAAACCATCCATTTATCAAATGGAGTTTTCTTTTCGATATCAGAATATTTAGCGTACTCTTTATCGAAGTATTGGAACATCTCCTTTAACTTCTTAAAGTTTTCTTGGGTAGGTTTTAGGTCTACAATATCGTCTAACCACTTTTCTTTTTTACCATAACCTGTTCTTGCAAACGCAGGTAGTGCTTGGTTGTATTTTAAGTCAAACTGTTTAAAGCTTGGTCTGGTAGGATCCAATGCCTCATACATCTGTAGTGCTGAAATTGCTGCCTTATCAAATCGTTTGGACATCTCCAGTAGTAGTGCTAATACTATCCCAAACGGGCCTGTCATAGCCAGAGTTGCCTCTGTCACTGCATAAAAAGCATTCTTGTACTGACCTAATCCCTCAACATTTTTAATTACCATATGCAGAAAGCTAGTCAGTTGCTTGAATATCCTACCAATACCGTAAGTAAAGGAGTTTAATGCTCTCTTCAAATCATCAAATCCGTTGGCCTCATCACTGAGAACTTCTTCAAACAGACCGGTCATCGCCATAACATTGTATAGCTCAACCTTATAGTTTTCAAATGACGTTTTAAGCTGTTGTACCTTTATAGCAGTAGTTTCTGCCACACCGCCAGTTTCATCAAGAGCTTCATTTACTTGATTAAACATAGCTGCTTCAAGACCTATATCTTTAGCTTCTGCTTTTAATCTTTGGACATTTATGATAAGGTTGTCCAATCTACGTATAGAACCTCTTCCTAAACCTTCAATTAGTGAATCAAACAGGTATTTGAATGAATATCCTGTCTCTTGTGCCCTCAATGCAACAAACTCAAGGTATTTACCTAGGTTCTTTACTTCAAGTCCCATTTTCTGAAACTTGATGTAAGATGTCATTAAGTTTGTATCTGAGAATAAGTTCTTAGTCTGTTCTCTTAGTGACTCTAAAGTACCATCGTTAGCTAGCCTCATGAAAGCTATTCGTATACCCTCAGCTTCCGAACCAGCCTCAGCTATTGCACTTGACAGATTTAAAAACCCTCTTGCTGCTGCACGTAGTACGTCTACACCTAGTAGTGCTGCAAACAACTTTCGTGCGCTAACGAATGCACCGTTTGATGTTCCCTTAAACCTTTTTAAGCTATTATCCAGTTTAGCTACTTCTTTCTTTGTTTTAGATATACCTGCCGACAGTTTACCATCCCTGTACTCAACATCTAAAACAACTTTAATTTTCTTATCTGTAGCCATTATATTACTTATTAATGTTAAATCTTCTTTTTATCCTATCTCTTGCTGCTCTGCTGTCTTCATTATTCTTTTTTATCTTGTTTGTACTCTCATCCCACGCAAAGCTCATTATGTCGGTAGGCTTAACTGGTTTAGTAGATTGTGCTGATATGACTGCATGATTTTGTAATCTAAGCATCTCCCATCTCTCTTTATGTTCTTTATACCAAGCGTCAGCAAGGTACCCTACCTCGTTCTGTGACATCTCGTCCAGAAAATACAAAGGGTCAATACCACAGGTATAGACTACGAATCCGTAAATCTCTCCCAGCGACATTGACCCCTCAGTTTCATTGTTTTCTACTTTTTTTTTGACTCCTCGTTATCTCCATCTATCACAGATGTTAATTCTTCAAGGTTTATCTTACCGTCGTCCAATAAATCAATAAACTCGTCAAACGTGTATTCAAAAGATTTATCACTGGCTTTTAATACACAGTAAAAGTATGTTACTTGGTCTTTAAATGTAGCTATATCGCTCACAGGCTTTTTAGCTATTTCCTCGAATAGAAACAAAGCTCTGTATGTAAATGGTTTAATGTTGTAATTCTTTCCAACAATCTTGATTTTTTTACTTTTGGTATTCATCGTATAATAATTTTGTTTATTAAAAATTAAGTAAGGAGGAGTAGTAATAATAACTACTCCACCTGCTGTCTAATATAAATGAAAAATGAAGAATGATATTTAATAGACTACTTTTTATTATGCTAAATTGAAATCGACAGAAGCATTACCCATGCTAAGGTCAGCAGAAATTGTCTGAACTAAGCTTGTTCCGGCATCATCATAATAAGCAGTTACATTATATGTTCCTGCTGGTAACGGTAATGACTGAACTCCAGATACTGGGTCTGGATCAAATTCAAATGTTTTGTTTAATTCCTCAATCACAATTCTCTCAGGTTTCTGACCGGCAGAAGCTTCTATTGATAATGTGTATTGAGCTGTAGATGTAATAACTAATTCTCCTCTACCTTGCATTGAAACACTGTAAGAAGCATTTTCACTATCTCCAGCAGTTTGACTTACTGAAGTTATGATAGCTTGCCCAGCAACAATCATTGTGTCGCCTGTAAATCTATCTTCATAGTAAGATTCTACATCTACGAAAGTTTTGTTTATCATTAAATCAAGCAACTCTGGATAAGTTACATACGGGTTCTGTGCATCATCTACAAGATTTAACAGTGCATCAGTTGATACTGTCCAGCTAAATCTACCATATTCTGCTGAAGTCCAATCTCCAGAGCCTTTACAAGAGATTTCTCTCGTTGCGTTTGTTATCTCGATGGTATGGGAAGTGGCGCATGCCATAATTTCTCCATTTACTTTCAGTAAAATATCCCCACCGTCGATTATCATGTCTGTAAAAGCCATATCGTGTTTTTATATTTGTTAATTAATTGTTTTCTTATTTTATTTGCGCTTAATTACCTAACTGTGAAGTTAAGTTGTTGAAAGTATACTGTCTCTAAGAAATCCTCTTCTACACTATCAACCTTTATATCGCTTATTAATATGCCATCTGCATTACCACTAAAGTTCTCTAAAGCAGCTCTAACAGCCGTGGCAATATCAATAGCCTCAAAGTATGAGAATGAATAACATCTTATGATTAATGTAGCGTTATCTTTAACACAACTTTTTGAATATTCTGGAACAACTACTCTATTCATCACTATCAAAGGATAGCTAACCGTTTCTCCGTCATCATTTTTATCAGGAACAATGTTAGGGAATATTCTATCACCAACAAGGTCTGTTATATCCACACTACTAATGAGTATGCTATATATTCCTTTCAATAACTCAATCATATCTTTACTACTTTGATATTATTTTCTTTAAATCTTCAGCAAGTTCGTACAATGCTTCAGGAAATGTCTTGTTAAATGCCCTAAACAGGTACCCTAGTTTAAAGTGTTTATTAGTCTTCTTGTTTAATCTGCCTTGAAGTTCCCTTCCTTTAGCCAAACCAACAACACCTCTGTATCTTCCTTTTCTATCGTATCTTCTTTTACTACCTACGTTTAATGTAAATAACTTACTTGCGGGAGCATTTGATACTAAATATCCGTGGTAACTATCTTTAGCTACTCTTGTTCTTGTAGAAAAGCTGTTAATAAGATTCCCTGTCTTGCGTGATCGCTGCCCTCTAAGAGTATTAACCACACTTCTTCTATATTTAATAGGTGCCTGCCTCATAGCTTTCCTTACGGCGGCTCTTTTAGAAGAATCTCTCGTTGAAAGGGAGTTTAACTCTTTAATAAGTTTTTTCTTATCTTTCATCTCGATATAAAACATAGAACTACTCGTTTAGTTTAGTACACCTTACTGTCAGCCATCTGTTGGTATCGTCTGGTTGTATAAAGTCGATATAATAAAAGTCGTTATCTATAAGAAGTCTATCATTCTCTATGATATCCGCCTGATTTCTAAGAGAAATAGTTACAGTTACTGTATTGAACACTTCGTCATTATCAGTTATGGTATCTCCATATTTTCTGTGTACGTAAACACGTAAGTCACGTAGTTTTACCCACTGTTCTGTAAGTTCACCATAATCATTCTTTACAGTATTCTTCCTCCATTGTTCTATAATATCCCTTAATGCCCCGTTTCTCATACTACCATCTATTTATAACGAAAGAGCTTAGCAATCTCTCAAATGCCTTGTTCTCTCTGTAGTTTGTACCAATAGTAAATGATGTACGCTCTAAATCGTAAAGGTCATTTACTTTAATTAGTATGGCTTGCTGTATCTGTAATGGAGCCTCACCAACCTGAAACCCAGTGCCAAATCTTAATACAAGTTTATCAGCCTCAACATGGTCTTTGAAATAGATAGTGAAATCAACTCTTCTTTCATGTATTTCATAATCTGATGGCGGTACAATCTCTGTTATACCATCAACAGTCTTTTCTATCTCTATATCACCATTAAAATTAGCCTCAAGAACCTGTATAGACTGACCACCAAATCTAATAAACTCTAGTGTATTATCTGTTGGTGCAATATCAGCACCGATAAAGTCCTCTGCTGCACCGGTAGCTGCGTTTATTAACTGAAGAATGTGCTCGTCATCATTAACAAAACTATGTTCAACGATTAACTGAGCCTTTGCTTGTTCCAGTGTTACCACCGGTCCACCATTCTTCTCCTTGATAAGTCTATTTGTATAACTATACTCGGTCATAGCAACAGATTTTTAAATGGGGAGAATTAACTCCCCATATATAAAGTGTTTATTAAGGTATTAAGTTCTCAGATTTAGCGAACGCTTGAGGGTTCTTACATGCTAACCCTGCAATTTTGTTTACTGTAAAGATAACTCCACCTTCAGCAGCTTTTGTGTATTTGTCTATAATTACCTCAACCAATCCGTAATCAGCTACGAATATTTTGCTTGGGTCACCATATACAACATAACCTTCGTTAGCTGGGTTCTCAAACAATTTGCTATACCAATAAGGTACGCCATCATAAGTTACACCAGCACCTAAACCAACTGAAGCAGCTCTTTCAACTAAGAATCTTCCAGAACCAGCGTCGATCGGAGTTCCTTTAGCCTCGAAGAACATGGTTCTCTCAGAGAAGAATGCTCCATCATTTTCTACTTCTGCACCTGACATTAATAGGTCAAACGATGCTTTGCTAATATCAGTAGCACCAGTTACAACACCAGCTGCACCTAACATTTTTGTATAGATGTCTTTGGTGATAGCTCTGTCAGCACCTCTCAACATATCTAACAACACCGCGTTTAAGAACTCAGGTGTAGCAGAGTTGATAGTTTCTAATGTAAATTCTTTTTGAACACCGTAACGATGTGGTTGAATTAAGATACCGTCTGGAGTAGTAGTATCTTTGGTGTAAGCTGCCATCTCAGCTACTAATTCACCAATTATTGGGCTTTCATAAGGAAGTGTGAATGTTCCTTGCGCTCCAGGCATTAAATCAACACCGAAGTTAACCCAGATAGGTTGATAACCAACAATATCCAATGCTTCCACATAATTTGGAATAGCTTTTTCCATTGCATCGGTTGAACCTTCAGCTGGCCCTCTTGCACTCAATTTGATTGTTCCACCTCTATCAGTTTCTATGGCAGAACGCACTGAATTATAAAATAAATCTTTGCTCATTTTTTTAACTTTTTTACTGTTATTTGTTTCAATATTAATATCCTCATTTAATTGTCTTTCTGCCTCGGTCTCAGCTTCAGTAGCGGAACGCTCTTCTGCCTCATTTGTAACCTCTTCAGTTTCTTCTTCTGACTCTTCAGACTGCTCTTCTCTCTCATCCTCTTCCTCTTCTACAGCTTCCTCGTCAGTTGCAGTAGCATCAGAGCCTTCAGAAACTTCAGCTCTTTCGTCTGTTGGTTCTTCAACCTCAGTGTTTTCAACTGCTTCTTCTGTTTGCTCATTTTCTTCTTCTGTTTCGGAATTTCTGAGAACTTCTAATTCAGCCTCAAGCTCAGCAATTCTTTCATTGTTTTTGTCCATTTGTTCGTTGTTTAATGTTGGTGCTAACGACATCTCTTCATTAACACGGTCTCTGGTTTCTAACGTTTTTTCGATATACTCCAGCAGGCGAGATGATACTGCAACATCTGTATGTGGGAATGCACCGAACTGTGTTACTATACTAACATCAGATAGTCTTGAAACCTCCATAACTTCCCGTATAAGTATACCGTCTTCAGCTCTACTCCATTCTATGTCACGGGGTGCAGCATAGTATTTAAAGCTTGATTCGATATAGTTTCCGGCCTCTACCATAGTTATAGTATCCCTTCCAAGTTGGGTATCAGGTACAAGAATATCGTATCTTAACCCTTTTTCGTCTACAGAAAGCCTGAGTGTACCGGCAGAGGTTCTTCCAAGCATCTGGTTTCTATCATGATTAATAACAGCTATGACATCTGGGGTTTCTCTAAGTACATTATCGAAAGCTCTTTCATTAATTACTTCGTAGAATACCTTACCATCCTCAGCTATTAGCCTGCTTCTTTGGTTGAAGACTGAACCGTACCCCTTTATAACACCTGCCCAGGGTGCTGGACCGCAAGGAGGATTGTCGCAAGGAGGGTTTAACTCCCCTAAAAATAGGCTGTCATTAATCTGACGTTCAACACTGCATACGTTAGATTTACATTGTCTTTCAATCATAATTACGTATTATTTGTCTTGTTTTCAGAATCAGTGGATGTATTATCTCCGTTTTCTTTGCCGGAATCCTCGCTACTATTATTGGCATCAGAGGAAGTCATAAGCGGGTTATCTTTACCAAAATTTGATATTGCTATCATCTGAGATTGAAGATACTTTTCATCCGCCCAAGCACTGTCCACTGTAGAGAATCCTAATTTCTCTGCTGCTTCATTTGGAGAAACAATACCAGACATCAGCATATCTTTATAAGCTGTTGCTTTGGTCTTCAAATCAGCTTCAAGTAACCCTTCCATATCAAACTTAATCACTACTCCAGCTTTACGTTCTCGTTTCGTTAGTAACTTATACATCAGTTCTTCTTCATATACCCTTGCGATAGGTGCGAGTGTAAATGTCTTAAAGTTAAGCGATTGCTGTTCAATATCGTACTGTACTTCACCTCCTGCTGCCCACAAGAATCTAGGAATACCATACATAGTATAGATTTCATCTCTTGTAAACCTCATTGTAGCGATTAACTCTGCATCTGCAAAGTGTATTGCTAACGGAGTTAGTTTAGTGTTAGGAGGAAGTTGTACAACTTTACCAGCGTTATACGTTCCACCATATTTTCTTTTAAATATATCTACTGACTCCGATAATAGTTTTGCCCCAGCCGCACTGTTAACAGTACTTTCTAAAGCCATGGGAGATAGTGCCCTATTCTTATAAAAACTCATTATGGTATTAGAAGCTCTATCCATTATAGTCATAGATTGTGCTATTGCTGATACTGGAGGTAATCCGAATACACCATCAACAGATAAACCTTTGAAATGGTATAAATCTTTAGCATCTACCCATTCATCTTCTTTTTTATAGGATTTATACTTCTTTCCTACCAACTCCTTTGCTCTTGACCAAGATATATGAAATCTAAGACCATCGTTTGGCCCTTTGAAATCGTAATCAGATATTAGCGCAGGATGAATTATTCTATTACTACCATTTCTCCTATCTACAAAAGCATTACCATATATATTTCTATGGTATTCAAGTGTACTCCAGAATGCCTGGTTGTTATAGATTTCACTCATACGATACTTTAGTGAATAGGCTTCTCTAAAATTATCATAGTCCTCATTTTCTTTTAATACTCTTACTGTCATCTGACTTACAGCAGACGACAAAATCTTTGCAGCAGAGAATATTGTAGCTACGTTTGTAGGCTCAGGGGCATGTATTGTTTCATCATTACTAGGTATGTTACTCTCGTATACCTCGTATTTAACAGAACTTCTGTTCTGTAATCCCCACAACATTTCTAATGCAATGTCAAAAAACTTCATTAATCTCTTTTTAAAATTGTTTTTCTAATTCGATGCTACTGCGTGTGTAGTTTTCCATGATGTGGGAAACAGCATCAAAGTTTAACTTTGCGTATAATCCCACAGCCATTGCTAACGCGACAGCACCATCTACACTGTCTTTTGACTTGTTCTTGACTATCTTGATATTACCATTACCATCCGTATAAAGAACAACATTTCTGAAATTCCATCTAAGCACTGGATTTTTGGAAAGGTTTATGTTCTCACTAAATATGAGGCGTTCGATAAACTTCAAAGGGAAATTGAAGTATGAAGTGGTTTGGGGTGCTGCATACAAGTCTATATAAAGCTCAGACTCTATTTGACTCATTAGTATTGAAGCACTCCAAGGGTCATAACTTATTCCTTGAAGATTAAAGAAACCATCATAGTATTTTATCCTCTCAAGTATAGCATTATAATCTATTATCTTACCATTGTGAGGTATAATATACCCTTTCTCAATCCATTTAGTTAAATCTATTCCAGAACTTCTTATTTTGTTTTGCTCATTATCTTCAGTAGGGAAGTAAAACTCTGGTATAACATTAAGCTTACCATCATCTCCTTCAACTACAACAACTAACGACGCTAAATCTCTGGATGCTGATAAATCAAGTCCTAAATAAGCATTCTTACCTTTTAACGACTCTATGTCTACGTCTTTGAAACATTTTTTATATGTATCATCCGGTATCCACGATGTCTCTCTATCACTATAAACATTAAGGTTTTTAACTATGAAATTTAGTTTATCAGTAACTGATAGCTTAGCCTTTTCCCAGTCAAGTAACATATCATCTTTATCAATAGTTATACCAAGAGATGGGTTAGACTTTATCCATACATCTGTATCCTCGATGTCATCGTCTTCATCTAATGTGTACAGTGCGTAAAAAGTACTATCATCTTCCTCCTCACCCAATAAAACTCTCTTACCTATTTCTAGCTCGTTATAAAAAGGCACGTCTCTATCAAATCCTGCTGTAGATATGGTAATTAAAAGTGGATTGGATGATGCAAGCATACCTGTTTTCATAATATTAAATAGATCATTTGTAGCCATTGCATGTTTTTCGTCTATAACTGATACACTGGGCTTTAATCCATCAAGCCTATCTGGTTCATTTGGTAATGCAGTGAAGATACAAGTACCATTTCCTTCATACTGAATGTGGTATTGTCTTATATGTGCTCTCTTTGATAACGCTGGAGAGTTTTTTACAATACTTTTAGCGTATTTTAGTGCTTGCGAGGCTTGGTGTTTAGTGTTTGCTAATACATAAGCTTCTGCGTCTCTATCGCCCTTCATAAAGGCGTATAGGGCTAGAATTGCTGCTAATGTTGTCTTAGCTGATTTTCTGGCAACCCATATTGTTGCGTATCTAAACACTCTTTTATCACTTTGTTTGCTCCTATACAGCCCAAAAATGTTCATTGTTACCCAAGCCATCCAATCCACAGGCTCAAATCTCACTATTTCTGAGTGAACTGAAATATTAATGTAGTAGAAAAAACCAAATAGCTTTTCAACTTCTTTGACGTTAAAATAGTATTTGTCTCTCATCTTTCTTGCTCTATCTACAGCAAGTTTAATCCATTTACCAGTTATCTTTTTACCCGATAATACATCTTCTTCATACTGAAATGCTTTATCTATAATTCTTTTTACGTAATCCTTTTTTGTTTCTGCTAATTTATTTCCCATTGCTCCGTTAGTTTTAAATGAACCCGACTTTTACATCGGGTTCTAACAAAAGTATTAACCAATTGTTTCCAAGAATTACAGATGAAAACTTTTTTAAGCAGAGAGAAAACTGTTTATGAAGATACTTATTATTTTTTTATGAATCAAACCCGTCATCGTCATCTTTTACAATTTTGAGTTCAACTCGTGACCTATAGTCAAGTCCTAGTCTTTTACTTATCGCCGCTAAATTCTTTGATAGAACACCGTAGCTTGTGACAGCTGGGTTTACTCTATCATCATCTATCATGGCACCTAATTCGTCAATACTTTCTAATAACTCATCTAATATTTTACTTGTGTTAACCAAGTCATTAATTAGAATATCATCCGTACTACTGTAGACACCCAGTTCTACCAAGTAGTCTTTCACGTCTTTGAATGTCATTTTATTTAGCTTATATTGTAGTTGTACGCTCCTTTTTTTCTCAACGCTCTGATAGCATCTTCTCTGCTGTCGAAACTACCTAGCAGGTAACGTTTTCCTTTGCTAATATAAGTCGCTGAATACTTTTCATCTTTAAGCTCAGCTGTTCTTTGCTCTGGTATAATACTTTTATCTGAGTTAAGTTTTGCTACTTCAGCTTCTTGTATTTCTTTATACAGTGCCTCAAGTTCACGTTTAGTCTGTTTTTTACTAACGCTTATTCCGTAAGCACGTATTGCTGTTAATAGTTCATTTTTAGTCATAGCTAATTTACTATTTAAGTTTCTAAATCTTGCATCAACATATTGCCTTTTTTAATATTACCCTCATTGTACTTACTGTAAAACCTTCTTGTACGCCTTCTGTGGCATTTTTCACACAGTGATTGAAGATTCCCGTAGTTTATGAACTTATCCCAATTCTTATCATCTGTATCGGTTATAGGGTCTATATGGTCAACTACAGTTGCAGCAACTATTTTTCCAAATCTAGCACAATTTTCACATATAGGATTATCGTTTAGCTTTTCTTCCCTAAGCTTTTTCCAAATGCTCTTATTGTACCAACCGGCACGAGATGCTGGTGTGTAGCCAAGTTGAT